TGAGCTTGAGGGTCTTACCGATGACCCGCGCAAGTTCATGGACAGGGTAGGGTGGATGGTTGCCAACCTCACCGACATTGCGTTCAACGTTGCGTATGACGAGGGGCACATGAGCGGCATCGAGTTCGTCACTGGGTTGGACGAGATTAAGTAGCCCTTCCTACGCCTTCCTTGGCATAGGCTAGGCCGTGGGCATCAAGCCAGTCCACACCGTAGGCGTAGCGTCTTAGCAGCGTCGACCTAGACACTCTAAGGCGCTTCGCCGCGTGCGACTTGGAAATGTCGGACACGTGGACGAGTTCGAGCACGTCCGCCGCATTGGATTCGAGCTTCCCGATGCGGCGCATGCCCTCGAACACACGCAACGCTTCGGACACCTCACGATGGGCGTTCGCAAGCCTTGCCCTGCGCTCTGCTTCCAAATCGAGCACGGCATCTATCTTGTCGGTCGAGTCTACTGCGGTCGAGCGGACTACGACCTCCTTCACCACCGAGCCGAGCGAACCGAGACGTTCCCTCGCCGTGGAAATAAGGACGGCATCTGCCTTGATTGAGCGCACCGCCGCAGTCACGGAGTCGAGCCATTCGCGGGCATCGAACATGCGTTCCCCCTTCTACGTGGACAAGGGGGATTGTAAACTAAAGTACACTGTGCTAACATGCGATTGTGCGCATCCTTCCCGTGCACCTCCTTTCTGTTTGGGTACCCGCCCACGATTGAGCGCCCTTCGGGGCGCTCCTTCGTATCGAGTGCTCCAACGTGAGGGCGGCATCCCACTTCGCCCTAGAATCAGCACTCGCATACATATCCAGCGTGATTGCGGCAGACGAATGGCCCATCACGGACTGGACCGTCTTAACATCCGCGCCGTCCGATATCAGGGCGGTCGCAACCGTGTGTCTCAGGTCATGGAGCGTCATCCTCCTGCCAGCTGCGCCTTCCCATCCCATGAACCGCGCCAATGCGGTGAACTGGTGGGTGATGTAGTCGGGATTCAGGTACATCCCGTCCGAATCGCATACCACATAGGTTTGCGGAGAGATAGGGGTAGATACCGTATCTTTCCACTCGTACAGCAGGTCGAGCAGGGGAGTCGGGATTACGATATCCCTCGGGCGGTTGGATTTGGGCGGCTTGACGTACTTCCCAGCATCATCCGCTCCGATGGCGTTGCGCACCCATATCACACGCCTTTCGAGGTCGATGTTGCACCATTGGAGACCAGCCACCTCGCCCCTCCTCATTCCAGTCCAGAATGCGAGGTTGAAAGCCACCTTCAGCGAGTCCAACGGCAGGTTCATGAGCGTCTCTGCGATTGAGCCGCGCATATCCGCATCTGCGCACCCGTTCAGAGCCTTCCAACCCTTCTTGGGGCGCTTAACATGGTCGAACGGGTTGCTTGAGCACAGATTGTCGTGGATTGCTGCCTTGAACACCTCGTTCAGGCACGTTATCCGCTTGTCGACGGTTGTCGCATCCCTTCCGTCTGCAAACCACTGCGAAATTACGCTTTGCACCTTCTTTTCGGATATTATCGGGGACTTAAAGGGGACTTTTTCTCCCAAAGCCCGCTTCCATGCCCTCAAGTGCTTCAAGTTCGTCGAGTACGTGCTCCTTTCGTACTCATGGCGGTCGAGACGGCCTTTGAAGTAGGCTTCGGCGTACTCGTACAGGTCGAGCGGCTGCTTTTTCTCACGGACTAGAGGGATTTGCCCCGTCTTGCACAGGATGTAGTATTCCATGGCCTTCTCATGGGCTTCCGCTTCATCTTTCGCTTCCAACACCTTCGATTTCTGATGGCGCTTGCCTTCATCGTCCTTCCAGTAGACGACGGCATGCCACTTGCCCTGAATCGACCTTGCTTTATAGCCTGTGACCTGCATGTTTGCTCCTTTCGCATAGGGTACCGTTCGCCGAAAGCTCGGCGGTTCCAATCACTAGCTGTCGTATGATAATTAAGGCGTGGTTATGCTGCGTCTAGCAATCTCAACAGAATACGGGGTCTCCATGGAAGCGTATGCTTTCGGGATGCTGAAAATCCCTGTGTCGGGGGTTCGACTCCCTCCCCAGCCACCAGCATCCCTCCTGCACAAGCAGTTGAATCGGACGGGCGCGAGAACTCAGGTTCCGCGTCCGATTCCGCATACCTTCCGCGCTTGTATCGCTTCTCCACGATATCGAGCCAGCGCGAATAGCTTTCGCTCCTCCAATCTCTCTCGCATTCGTACCACAACGTATCGAGCGACATGCCAAGCACCTTCGAGAAGTCGTAGGCTTGCTCAAGTCTCGGCATCCGCTTCAATCCCCTCACAAGATAGGAGACGCACGCCCTGTCCGTTTTCGCAAGGCGTGCCAGCTCAGCTTGACGCATATCGCGTTCGCTCAGGAGCCTATCTAGTGTGTAACCGATGTATCGGTCGGTCGTTATCATCTTCCCCCTCACTTTCTGTGACTTCAGCCTGATTTTGAGGGGTCAAGAGGTGGTTGTCAACTAAAAAACACCGCCATTTCAGCAAGCGCACCTTGAAAACCGCATATGAAGCACTGGAAAGGAGTTGGTTTGCCTTGAATGGATGATTTTCCGTCCCAATCAACGACTAATGGAAGGAGAAATGCCGTGGAGTTCACACACGAGCAGCAAATCAAGCTATGGGCGATGGTTTTGGCCATTCTTTCCGCCCTCGGTGCCGTCTGGGTGATGGTCTAGATGGAAAAGACGCCGAAGCAGCTGTGGAAAGACACGGTCAACTGGGTCAAGGCCAATCCCGTGCCCTTCAAGGCGCTGGGAATGGCGGCTGGCATCATTTCTGACGCTGGCGAGCAGGTTCCGATGCAGTTCATCTGCGAGGTCGCCCGATACAACAACGTCCTCGGCCCTAAGACGATGCACAGGCTAATCGACGTGCTGTCTGGGGTGAGTTTCGCCAAGGGCGAGTACGCGATACCCAATGCGGTGGTCGCAGGCGTCGCACGTTTGCTCAAGAAGGAGGACCCGACCCTCAACATCCGCACGGCGCACTCGAAACTCGACGATGCGGGGGTTGTATGAGCAAGGCGAGGGACAAGGGCACGGCGATGGAGACAGCCGTCGTGTCCTACCTGCGGGGATTCTTCTCGGATAGCGAGGGAACCATCCACAGGAGGGCGCTACAGGGCAAGAACGACCAAGGAGACGTCGGCGGGGTGCTCTGGAAGGGCAGTCCTATCGTCATCGAGGTCAAGAATTGCAGGAAATTCGAGCCGAAGGAATGGCTCAGGCAAGCCGAGGTCGAACGTGGCAACGCAGACGCCGCTCTGGGCGTCGTGGCGTTCCATGTGAACGGAATCGGCATCGAGAACACGGGTCAACAGGGCGTCCTCATGACGCTCGAAACGTTTTGCAAGCTAATCGGAGGTGCACATGAAGGTGATTGACGGCGGCAAGCTGGATGCCGACACGCAGAAGGCGCTCGAAAGGGCGCGGCAGCTGGTCGAGTTCATCAACGGGCTGTGGGACATGGACGACGAGGACGACGTGTACGAGCTTCTGTTCACGCTGACCTACCTGTTCAGGCTTGCGGCCTTCAACACGAACCCGTTCACGGCTTTGGGACTGCTTGCACGCACCGTCTCGAAGCTCAACGAGGAAATGGACATGGAGGAAGATGATGAATAGCTACACCGAACGGCTGGCCGAGGTCAACGCACGCATTTCCACAACCAATATCAAGGGCAAGGAGTACGCCGAGGTCAACCAGCGCATCCTAGCCTTCTGGGAGCTGTTTCCCGAAGGCCGCATCGTGACCGATATGGTGAATGACGACGGCCAGCGTTGCGACTTCTCCTGCAAGGTATACCGCAACTCCACTGACACGGAGCCTGTAGCGACGGGCCATGCGTTCGAGGAGAAGAAGGGCATGATTAACACCACGTCCTACGTCGAGAACTGCGAGACTTCCGCCATAGGCAGGGCGCTGGGCATCTTGGGAATCGGCGCTACTAACGCACTCGCTTCCGCAGAGGAAGTCCAGCATGCCATAGAGCAGCAACAGCAGCCCGAACAGCCGCAGGAAGTCGATATGTCGAACGTCAGGGCATGGTTCAAGGCGTTCGCAACCTGCTTCCTCGACAACAACGAAGCGTTGGGCAACCTGCTCAAGAACACTGGTCTCAGGAGCATGGAGAACCTCACTCAGGCAGACGCTGACAGGGCCGTCATGTACATGGCCAGCTACTACAACGAGCGGAACGGTCAATGACCTCGAAGCTGATAGTCAACGGCATCACGCTCAACCTATCTTCGCAGGAATGCAAGGCCGCTGTCATGGCCGTCCTGAAGGTCAAGGGAAAGACGCTCAGATGGCTCAGGGACATGATGGCATACAAGCTTTACGAGAGCGGCAGGACGTATGCGGAGATAGGCAAGGTGCTGGGCATTAGCACAATGGCAGTCAAAGGCGCTTTGACAAGAGTGGAGAATGGACGATATGGCTGATAACAAGGACATTTACAAAGAGCTTTTCACAGAGTATTTCACAGAAGCTTTGATAAAGCCCATGCCGTACTTCTCGATGGACTCCGACTTCATGCGGGACAACAAGATTAGGCGTCTCGCATGCGTCGGAGGTTGGGAGTACATCGGCAAGTACGTGGCCTTCATAGCCTGTCTGGCTGGCCAGAAGGGTCACATCTACGACCTGTCGGACGACATGGGCTGGAAGTTCCTGCTTGCTGACATGAGCGCCTACGGATGCGACCTCGACGACGACAGCCTGAGGGAGTTCGTGGGCGTCCTGCTCCAACTTGAGCTGGTTGACGTGGAGATGTACGACGAGGACGGCAAGCTCACGTCCCCGAGGATGCTCCGCAACGCCGAGAAGTACGCCACGGAGGTGGCTGCTGGGAAGGCACGCGGAGCGGTGGCCCGAAAGGGTAAAACCGCAGGTAAATAGCCTGTTTCTGTGACAACGCCTGTCACAACGCCTGTCACAGGGGTGCATAAATGAAATAAATGAAATGAATGTAATAAATAAAAATGCGCCCCGAAAATGTTGAAAACTTTCAGGAGGACAAAGATGAACGACATTAACCGAGTGGCGGTAAGCGGCAACCTCACACGCAATCCCGACCTCAGAGCGCAGCCGAGCGGCTCCATGGTGCTCAACTTCGGACTCGCGGTTAACGATTCGCGCAAGAACAAGGACACGGGTTCGTGGGAGGAGTTCCCGAACTTCGTCGACGTTGTCGTATTCGGCGGCAGGGCGGAGTGGCTCGCCCGAAACATCCGCATGGGTACTAAAGTCTGCGTCGAGGGTAAGCTCCGCTACTCCTCGTGGGTGGGGAAGGACGGCCAGAGGCGCCACAAGCTAGAGATAGCGGCAGACACCGTCATCGTGATGGATTCCAAGAGGGATGCGGAGCCTGCGCAGCCGCCTTCGTTCTCTGCACCCGCACCCGCGATTCCCGAACCGCCCGCAGATTCAATCTACGACGAGGATATCCCGTTCTAGGATGCCCCCGTGGGGCTACCAGAGCCTGCGTGGCGGGAGATAACTAAAGTTCACGGTAAGTTGCCCATAGGGGGCATTGAATAGCCTTAGAAAGGCTCAGAAAGGATAAGACATGATTGACCTCTCCAACTTCAGCGACCTCGTACCCAAGTCTGGCCGTGGCAGCGTCGACTGCACCTACATCACCATCACCGATTCTCGGTGCCACATCATCCTCTCCAAGAAGGACTACGAGCAGGTTTCCAAGTACATCGGGAGCACCGTCAACATCAAGTGCAACGACGACCTCTCAATCCTCGTGCTCATGAAGGGCGGGGACAGGCGCGTCGGCTCCACCAACAGGGATATCTCGGTGGTTTCCCTGAAGGACAGGCTCAAGGCCAAGTTCGGCGACGCCATCCGCACCGTCTACTTCGACTGCACGTGGGACGAGGACGAGACGGGCAGGAAGGTGTTCGTCCTCCGATACAACAACCGCAAGGAATACGCGGCGGACGCCACCACCTACAAGCTCAGGGGGTAGGGCATGGAGAGCATCTACGTGAGCAAGGAGTACCTCGACTCCGTCAAGGATTCCGCGCACTACATCGACCAGTTCGTCTCGGAAATGGCAGGCGAGGAGTTCGACATGTTCTCCAAGCTGCTTGAGGTCGAGCTTTGGGTCATGGGGATTGGGGAGCTGGATGGACGAGCAGAAGATGGCCGAGACTAGGCTGTCCAAGGAACGCTGCATCCTCACATGCGAACACGCCCATTATGCCAACGGCATGTGGGCGTGCCCCATGTTCATCAACGTCGACAGGGTATCGGTGAGGAACGACAACGGCACCGAATGCAGGCAGTTCAAGAGAAGGGACTACGCATGATTCTCGCAGACGGAGGATACGACAGGGCGCTCGACAGGTACGACGTGCCCACAGACCCGCCAGACGAGCCGCCCTGCTGCGCGGAGTGCAGGTTCTGCCATGACATAGGCATCCACGGCTACGAGCAGGGCGTGTGCGTCAGGAAGTACGAGGACACAATGGACTACGACGATTTGGAAGCCGTGTTCTACGACTCCAACATCTGCGAATACTACGAGGAGGACCGATGACCGCGAAAGACGGGCTTCTGCCGTGCCCGTTCTGCGGTGGCAGCGAACAACGCATCAAGAGCAGCGGCAGGTGGGGCTGGTTCGTGTCGTGCTCGTGCGCGGCGGTGGGTCCGAGCGCGGGGAACCGAGACGAGGCCATCATCGCGTGGAATTGCCGACATGAGCCACGGCAGCTGAGATTGGAGCTGAAATGATTTCGACAGACGAGCTGCGCCGACTGCTGGACGAGCTGGGCGTGGGGCACGAGGATATGGACACCGAGATTAAGGGCGGCTATCCAAAGCAGATAACCGTCTGGGGCAAAGGGACAATAAACGCAAGATTCGAGGAATGGTCGAACGGGACGGTTCGCTTCATGTGCGGCAACATCACCCCCGAGCAGGCAATCGAAGCCACGCTTGCAGACCACCGCTACGACGATAAGGTGATTGAGATATTGAACGACTCGAACGACCACCTAATCTACGAGAACGCCAAGCTGCGGGAGCTTGTGCGTGACTTCTACCCGTTCGCGTCAGGCCGCGCGGCAAATCCGTGGCTTTCAGCTCGGCTCGAACGCATGCGCGAGTTGGGGGTGTAGGTATGAGCATCTGCTACATGCTGGACGGCGTTGCGCCTCCTGCAAGACAGAACGGCAAGTCTCTTCCGTGCGAACGGCTCCAAGTAGAGAACGAGAAGCTGCGTGAAGAAAACCAGCATATTTGCCTTATTGCATACGAGTTGGGGCGCACAAGCCTAGCGCAAGAGAACGCAAAGCTGCGTGAGCTGTGCCATGAGCTTGCAACGCTCGCCGACCAAGCATGCCATGTCATACCGTCATGCCGCAAATGCCCGATGCTCGGAGCTGAAACATGCGACCTGACGAGTGCTTTTCAACGCATGAACGAGCTGGGGGTGGATGTATGAGCCTTGGGAGGGACTTTCGCGGCGTTTGCGACTCCATCAAGCAGCTGCCCGCCTATTGGCAGGGCGATATGGAGACGGGCTTTCCTGCACGCATCAAGGCAGTACGCGAGGACGGCGTTTCCCTGTGGTATCTGCCAAGCGATGAGGTCGAACATGAGCGCGACAAGGCGATGAGGCGCGAAGAATCTCTCGTGCGTCTAATCATTGACCTGTATCGTGCGCTAAAAGCCGAGGACAAGCCATATCGACTTTACGGGCTGCACGAGAAGCTAGAGAAGTTTGAGCTACGTATGGAAGCTCTGGGGGTGGATGTATGACGCAAGGATGGAATCAGACATGGGAGCAGGCCATGCGTCAGAGCACGTCGTTCTTCCGCACCGCACAGCTGTGCTCATCCCCGCAGAAAATCGATGAAAGCTGGCACCGAACGTTCTCGTGCGTGGCGAAGAGCCTCGGCTTCAAGAAGGCGGCTAGGAGAATCCTGTGGGATGACCTCGCAGACGGCAATTGGGAGCACTTCCATCTGACCGATGAGGAGGAGAAGCGAACCGCAGACGAGTGGCGGAAGGAGCTGTACTGGGACGTGCGGTATTGCAGCGACCGCTGGACGCTCGACCGACTCACGCGCTGCCACTGGAAGTTCAGACAGTACATGTGGAAGGCAAGAGGCTATTGAGGTGAAATCATGAGCGAGCGAATAATCTGCAACGACAACGGCGGGGAGCTGCGCGAGGAGATAGTGCGGTGCAGGGATTGCAAGCACATGGAGCCGCGAACATTCAACGACCCCATCACTGACACGGACTTCGGATGGTTCCGCTGCAACTACTTCGATTGTCCTACGAGACGCAACGGGTTCTGTGCTTGGGGGTCGAGGAAATGAAAGAGTACACCGATATGAAGGTCGGGCCTATAACCAAGGCCGTGCTTGAAAGCTACCTGCACCCGAGGCCAATCGGTCAGAGCATCGATGATTTGGAGCGCCGCATCGACGCATTGGAGCGGCGCATCAAGGCGTTGGAGAAGCGGTGCGGGAAGATTGCCGCGTTCTCCTACGGGGACAACGACAGCCGCATCAAAGACCATGAGCGGCGCATCGAGAAAATGGAGCGCAAGCTGAACCACAAATCCATAGAGATGGATGGCGAATCTTTAAAGATTGCCGACGAATCTTTAAAGAATGGAGGTAACGAATGAGCATCACGGACGAGCTGAGGGAATATTCCAAGACAGCGACGGCTTCCCCCGCAGTCTTCAAAGAACTGACTGACATCGCAGACCGCATAGACAAGCGGCACGCAAAGGCACGCGACAAAGCCTACGACGATGGCGTTTGCGACGGCATCGATGCCGATAAGAACGCGATGGGCTACATCAAGCTGCCCGTGGACGCTGACGGGGTACCTATCCATATCGGAGACGAGCTGTGCGGATATGGCAGGCCGAACGGCGGCGTGTTCTGCAAGGCTGTTAATGAGCGCATGGTGCTCGTGGGCGAGAAGGACGATGGCTACAAGATGTGGCTGCTGTGGGATGGGAGCGAGTGCCACCACTACCACGCCCCGACCGTCGAGGACGTGCTGCGGGAGTTCGCGGAGAAGATGGTCGAGAACACGGCCATGTACGTCGCAGAGTCTTGGGACGCCGACGAGCGTGACGAGGCCGACGCCGCCGCCATCGCCGAGTACGCAGCCAAGCTTAGGCTGGCGGGTGAGAGCGAGTGAGCAAGGCTAAGGAGGAGTGCGCCTACAGGAAAGGCTGGAACGAGGGGTTCGATGCTGGACTCAGGTCCGTCGAGTTCCAAGGCGCACGCCCAGTCTCAATCGTGTACGAGTACATCGGGGCGACGGGCGACAAGAAGCGCCCAGTCTGCTCCCAATGCCACCACATCATATGGGACTGGTGGTGCGAGAAGCCCCGTTACTGCGCTTTCTGCGGCGGTAGGATTGTCTACTAAAGGAGACGATATGGAGTACATAGGTGATTACGAACTCGGATACGCCCACGAGGGAGACGCTGGAATCGACCTCAGAATCTCAAGCGCGGTATCAATCCAGCCGCACTCCACCGCCATGGCGGGAACTGGAATCAGGGTCGCCATTCCCGAAGGATATGTTGGGCTGGTCTACCCTCGCAGCGGCCTTGCTTCAAAGCAGGGAATCAACCTCGCCAACTGCGTAGGGGTAATCGACTCGGGATACCGAGGGGAGATTATGGTGCCCCTGCACAACATGTCCGACAAGAAGGTTGTCCTTGAGAAGGGCACGAGGGTCTGCCAGCTAATCATCCAACCCTACGTTCAGGTTCCCCTCTTCAAGGTCGACTCGCTGGACGAGACGGAGCGTGGGGCGGACGGATTCGGGAGCACGGGCTATGAATGATACGATGCCGCCAATCTACAGGCCGCTCATGAGCTGCCCGACAATCAGGAGCAACCGCTGCATCGTGTGCGGCAGGGCGCTTCCCTTGGAGCAGCACCACCTCGTTTTCAGGTCGCAGGGCAAGCTGTTCAAAGACGGCAAGGAGATTCCCAAACCGACCATCACCCTGTGCGGATACGGCAACAACATGCCCTACTGCCACGGGAAGGTGCATAACCACATGCTCCACTTCAAGTGGGAGGACGACGCCCTCTGGTATCTGGAAACCGACGAGCCTGTGAACTACCTCAAGGCTTTGAACATGGACGGGTGGAAATGCGTCGAGATATAGCAGAAGAGAAGAAGTATCGGGACATAACAGCAGATATTTTCTCCGACTTCCCCTCGTGGCTCAGGAGGGAGCAGGTCAAGCACCACATGACGCAGGCGCAGCTTGCGGAGAAAATCGGCGTGAGCAGCGTGACGTTGTCGAGCTGGGTCAACGGAAGGGGAGCGCCGAGCATGGACTCCTTCATGGACACCCTTCTCGCACTCGGTTGCCGCATAGTCGAGCCATAAAAAAAGAAGCCCCCTCCATTGCGGAGGGGGCTTTATGCGTTAGCGCGGTTGGGGTCACGCCGCGCGGGACGCCTTAGAATTTGCCGTCGTTGAGGGCCTTCTGAATGGCGATGGTGGTGTACTTCCCCCAGCTGCCGTCGATGATGTAATCGGCGGTGTAGTAGCCGAGGGCGCGGAGGTACGTCTGCAACGCCTTGACGGATGCGACGCCGAACCACCCGTCGAGCAGCCAGTAGGTGCCGTAGTATCCCAGCTTGCGGAGATACTGCTGAAGGGCGAGCTTGGAGTAGTAGCCCCAATTGCCGTCAACGATGTATCCCTTGTAGTAGCCGTGCTTCTGAAGCGCGGTCTGAAGCGACTTGCATGTGTTGACGCCGAAGATGCCGTCGACCGCGAGCTTCCTAGAGACGGGCTTCTCGTTGTCGTAGAATGGCCTGATGCCGCCGATGATTTGGGATGCGTAGCGGGTACGGTAGTCAACTTTGTTTGACACATTGAATTCGATTGTGCGGTAGGTGCCGCTTCCGAGCACCTCCACGACGAATCCGACGTGGTCACCGCCGTTGTCGCCATCCCAATCGAACGACACGACGTCGCCATCCTGAAGGCTGTTCCTATCGACCCACCTGTTGCCGATGACGCCGATATCGCGTCGGTCGAAGGCGACCTTAGAGGGGAAGTAGTTGCACTTGGTGTTGGTTTTCTTGAGCGCCCACGTCACGCCAGTTGCGCAGAACGGAGCGCCGCCGCCAGACCAGCCGAAGGCTTCACGCCAATACTTCTCGCCGCCTACGTGGCCGACCTCGCCCTTAATCAGAGCAATCAGCTGCGCTTTCGTCCCCATCGTCCACCTCCTTGTCCTTCATATCCATGATTTCGGCCGCACGCTCCATGATTACGAGACGGTCGATTTCGTTGTCGGAAAGGTTCAGGAGCATTTCGGTGTTAACGTCCATCTAAACCTCCTCTACCACGTGGGAAGCCGCGAGAAGCTGGTACAGCGGGCTTCCCTGAAACTGCGGGTTCAGCTTGCCGAACGTCTCCAACAGCGATGCGACCTCCATGAGGATGATGTAGCAGCACACGGAGTTGAGCACGGGTGCCGAATATCCCAAATCGACCCCCGCGCCGATGGTCGCGTCGATGATGCAGCCGACGAATATCGCGCCTGCCGTGGTTGACTTGTGGGCGATGCCCTCGCGCATCTTCGAGCTCTGGAACTCCTTGTGCAGGAGCGCATTCAGCACTCCGAACACCACATCCGCCACGGTCAGCGCCATGACCGCGACTATGAGCACCTTGGCAACCTCCGAGTCGCGGATGGGCGCGACGAATACTTCAAGATATGTTGGCATGGGGTCACGACCTTAGTTAACGGTATTAAGCACGAGCATCAAGTACGGATGCGGGGCAACTGCGCTCGGGTCATTCGCTGCGACAATCTGAACTTGTGTCATTGAAAAATCAAGCGGGTATGTGTTCATATTGGTTTGGTCTTCATTCATGACGTACTTGGTATTGCTTGAAAAGCCGTATCCGCTACCATCGACTGTCTTGAACGTGAGAAGCTCTCCGACATTCGCCGTGATGGTGAAATAATGGAAATCGTCTTCGGTGACTGGCGTGATAGTGAGTTGCGTTCCGCTCGAATTTTCAACGGTGAAGTATGCCGTCGAAAGCGGCGCATCAGCGGCCTCCATTATGTCAAGCTTAACAGTGTTTCCTCCCCCGCCGCCCTGCACGTACTGCGCGAGCGCGAGGGCAGCAGCCTTCGTATCGGTCGAGCGACCGTTGAGGTACTGCCAAAGCTCGTATTCGGGGTCGGTCGGCTCATGCACGCCGAGCTGGTCGAGCACGTACTCAAGCTCTTCGAGGGCGGTTGCCCCAGACAGCTTGGTCTTATGCTCGTTTGCGATGCCCTGAGCAAGCGCGAGGATTGCTTCGTCCGTTGGAGACTTGCTGCTAACTGGGCTAGGGGGAACGAGGTCCTCTGTCGGGTGGTTATCTTCTTGTTTACTCGGCATATCTACTCCTTAGTAATCAACGTCCCCAACTGGATGTTGGAGACTTGCTGCCAGCTGCCGTTCTTCTGGTACATGTCACCGCTCAATGTCCATGCGCCCTCCTTCACGGTCAGGGAGCACTCGTTCTGAAGCTCCGCCGTATACACGACGGTCAAAGTGGCACCAGCCACGAGTCCGCCGTAGTAGCCGTACTCGGTATGGAGCACCAGCGTGTCCAGCTCCGAGCGCGTCCACGTCCCTGTGGTGAGGTTGTAGATTGCATTCGACGTGCCGCTTACCGTGGTCTCCGAGCCTTTCGCCGTCGACCCTGCGTAGAGTTGCAGCGTGAACTCCGACCTCGATGCGTTCTCTTCGTGCGCCCTGACTTGGCACTCGACGCTCGAAATCGTGGCGTTGGACGGCACGCCCGATAAATCGAACGTGTACTCGACCACACCAGTCGTGCCGCTGCTCGAACTGTAGATGTTGCTCGTGGAGGTGCCAGCGGATGCGGACTTGCCGATTGCCGCCGATGCGTTGGATGCGTTGGAGACGCTATGCGACGTGTAGTCGGCGGGGTAAACCTCCACCGACCCTCCGCCCGACAGCACAAGATAGACGTCGCCGTCCTCCCCGATTGAGGAGGACGGTGCGGACGTGCCTGTATAGATATGCTGCGCTGAGAGGGAGCCTGCTATCGGTGCCCCCGATGCGTCGTGCGCGGTGTATCCCTGCATGAGCACGGAAGCGGTGACGGTATCCGAGGTCAGGTCGATAAGCGTGTCACCACCGACCGTGACCACGTTCACGTATGGGTTGGGCATGACGCCCCCTTACTTCGTTCCGTGCGCTTCTCCGATGGTGACGGTGACGCCGCCAGCCGCGTTGTCGGTCTCGGAGTAGGGCATGGCCGCGACGGTGACCTGAGACAGCGCGTCGTAACCAGAGTCTGCGGTGACGGTCTGCGCGGTGAAGCTGGATGTAACGGTCTTGCTCTGTAGGTTGACGCCCTCGCCGCTGTAGGTGCCAGAGACGCCGAGAATCTGGACGCCCTGCTTGATGTTGCCAGCGACAATCTTGGCCTGCTCCGCCGTGGCAATCTGCACCTTGCCGCTGCCGTCGTGGTAGCCAGCGGGGACGGTGTACTGCTGGGCCTTGGTGCTGATGGTTCCCGACACCGCGCCGTTGTTCGTCATGGTGCCAACGACCTTGTTGCCCTGAACGTATGCCGTAGCGCCGTCGAGAATCTGGGAAGCGGTGGCGTTCGCGTCGGAGGTGTCGGCATCGTTGGTATTGGTGCCTGTGATGATTTCGCCGCTGCGTGCATGGGCCTTGACGCCTTTAGCAAGCTGCGTTGCGTTGATTAGCGTGTCGCCAGTGAGGTCGATGATGACGTCGCCAGTCTCACCGTTGACAACCTTGTTCGCGTATTGGTTTGCCATGGTTTATCCTCCGATTGTGACGGTGATGCCCGAGCCGTTGGGCGCTTCCGTGTAGTTGATTGCCTTGACCGTGAAGTCATCGCGCATGACCTTCTGGCTTGTGGGGAACGTCTGCGACGTGAACCTCGCATCCGCTTCATACGCGCCCGTGTAGTCGGGGAGTTCCGAATCGGTGACTCGGATGTACTCGCCCGACTTCCACGTGTGCGAATCGTCCTGCGGGGTGAGCTTCGGGGTATCTTTCATGGGAGTCAGCTTTATCGGCTCCCCGAGCCTTACAAGGCTGTGGTGGTTGTCGGAAACCTCAAGCCGAAGGCCAGTGTCGGACGTGCGCATCCTCATGGCAGCACCTCGTCTAGGAGGTTCTCGTATACCATGAGTTCCCCGATGTAGGTCGCATCCCTCTTGCCGTCCCACCATGCGTTCACCTGCACGTCGAGCTTGCCCTTGGCGAAAGAGCCAGTCTGCTCCTGCGTGAGGGTGCATGAGACGGTGGAATCGGGTTCCTCGTAGGTCGCGGTTCCGTCCACGGTGAGGACGTTCGACTTCTGCTTGAACGTCACCTTGATTGAGGTTGCGTCGGATAGGTCGACGTTCTCCACCGTGAACGTCTCGGTAGGAGTCGTGTATCTAATCATCTGTCCTCCTAATAGATGTAGGTCAACGTGCCGTACCATGTAGCGCTGCCCGTGTAGCCAGCGGGCGCGAGGTACACGCCGCCATCCGATGCGTAGACGCACAGTCGCGCAACCTGAGTTGAAGTGCCAGCGCTCGTGCTGATGGTGGCCGAGACGTTGTATTGCGGCTTGTAGTTTGCGAGTACGCCCGCAATCTTCGCGGTGCTTGCATTTGCAGCGCCTTGGTAGCCGTGGCACTGAACCATCACGACGTGGCCGTATCGCAGAATCGTCCACATCGAGTCGTTTTGAATCGTCTCGACGTCCATGCCGAGCGCGGTGAGCCATGCAGCCTGAGCGCCAGTACCCGAGATTGTTACTTTCGGCGCATATCCGTTCTGCGAATCGAAGCCGAGACCTAAGCCGTTATCGTATGTCGTTCCCGACACCGCCTCCTTGGCTTCGATGCTCGCGTATGTGTTATCAAGATGCAGCTCGGAACCGCTTGTCGTTAACAGGTGAATATCGTTCATGTTCGCGCGCAGACTAAGGCGGTCAATGAATTCGCCGCTCGAAGTTGCGGGGTTAATGACTATGAACGACATGTTATTCGCATCCGTGATGCGCGTTCCGTACTTGCGGTTACCAGATGAAGCCATGTACGGCTGGTATCTCATCACCATGACAAGTTTGCCGTCTGGGCCGTATACGAGCGATTGCGTCGAGGTCTGCGTCTGATGCGCTTCCCCGATTCTTCCTATCCTCGCCCCGTCAGCCCCGAACGATGCCACGACGTTCGATGCATCATCGCCCTCGCCGTCGTAGAACCTTGCGGCGTCCGAGCCGTACACGACGGACGGATACGCCGAGTTCTTGCCCATGGCGAGGTAAGGCTCGTGCGTGGTCGCGTCCGTCCCAGCATGCAGCCAGCTCACCCATTCCTCGGAGCTATCGACCTTCTCGGATAGTTCGAGCGTGATGCCGTCCACGTCCTGCTCCAATGCCGATGTGCGCTGATATACGGAACCGACTTCCTCGCCGCCCTGCGTCCACCATTCCGCGTCCAGCGTCGGGGTCACCAATGCATCAACGTGCATGGAGAAGCTGGGAGACGGCAAAGATGGGAGGTCTATCCTGCCGAGGGAGATTGTCTGAGGGGTTGCGAGCGGGTAGTAGACGGTGAGCGGATTCGATTGAAGCCATGTGTTGAAGTCTGCCGATGTTGAGAAGCTCTGACCTACACAAATCATGAACGCAGCCGAGTCATCTACCCAAACCTGTATGGCTGGTCCATCCCACAGGTTGTATGCGTCGTTGTTTGCTGGCAGGCGGTCGCAGATTACGTTATCCTTTGCCGTTGCTGCTACGTTCGCCAATGCGTCGAACTTCGCCGCCCACGATGCCTTGGTGGTGAACGCTACTGTCTTAGCACCGAGCTGGGTTGTTCCGAGAATCCACGCGAAGCCCTCGCTGCCGTTGATGGTCGCTGCTCCCACCCTCTTGGTGAGCGTGACGTTCCCCTCGCCGTCAACTTCCAGCGTATCCTCGGTGCCGTCTGGCAGGGAGCGCAGGGCGTGGCCTTGGAGGGGGATGAATGCCGAAGCGTCCGTGTAGGGTTCGTATTCGGTGGCCTCCGAACCGTATTCGAGCTGCAAAGCATACGTGGCGTTCGTATACACGGAGTTGTCGGTGAACAATCCGAATCTGAGCTTGATGATGTTAGTGTCCTCTGCCAGCGTGACGGTGTGGGACTTCTTGCTGCCAGCCGGAACAGTTACTTGAAATACGACCGTGTCATTGTTGCCGAGCAGGTAGATAGTCGGCGATGAGGTTGCGGTTCCGCTGACAAGTTCGGCGCTGAACGTGTACGTTCCAGCCTGTAGGCTGAATGCGTCCTGCTTGACGATGGCGTAACCGCCTCCATATTTCTTGCCGTTTAGGACTATTTCGCCGCTGTTGCCCTGCGTATAGGTTACGCTTGCGTAAGTTGCTTCGGTGATTGACGTGTTGAGCAGATTCTTGCCACTTACGGAAATCGGTATCGCTCCGTATGGCGCGAACCTATGCACAACTGCACCATCTTGGAGCATGACATTGGAGAACGTCGCAGTGTCGCCGATGCTACCAGCGGACGTCGTTCTCGCATACAGAAATACTCGCGCCCTAGCTGCATTCGCATTCGTAAGCGATGTGGAGCCAGCCATCTTCATCGTGGAGCTGGTGGCCAGCACAGAGCCGCCCGCATCGACAAGCTGCATTATAGCTTGCCCGCCAGCCGTCATTCCTCCGACCGAGAAAGTCACTGCAGTGCCGCTCAACGGCACTTCCCAAATAACTTGCGGCCATGAATTTGCAGTTGCCGCAACGACGGTTACTGAATATCCGCTTACAGTGTACGTGCAGTTATCAACACGGTATGGATTTGACAATATGTCGAGCAAATTGCACGGTTCCACGCTCTGAATCTCAACTGGGCTGCTCGGACTCGGCGTCCCATCCTGCACGGACTTGCCGTGGACGGTGAGGGACAGAGGGGGGAGGTTGGCGGCATCGTCGGAGGATACGACGGTTCCCGAACCCGTGTCCGTCCTCTGCACCTCGGTCTTGGTTGCGTAGGTTTCGGAGACCTCGGACTTGATGTTGTTCGCCGACACGGTAAGGTCCGACTTCGTCGCGTAATCCTCAAGGTCGCTGGACCAGCCAGCTTCTGCGGCAAGCATCACCGAGTTCGTGGCTGAAAGGTCGATGTATCCAGTCTGCTTCGGCATCACATCACCTCTTGGTACTTCCTGAACAGGTGGCCGCATGCCACTCTTGGGTCTGCGTAAATCTTTATGCCGTGCTCACGGCAGCGTTCGCAAAAGTTCAAATCCTCGCCGAGCACATTGCCGTCCTGATAGTGCGTCCAGCTGAAATATGGGTAGGGGATGCGCTCGAACACATCGGTCCTAATCAACGCGCACCCAAGCCCGCCCCCGTGAACCTGTTCCCTCTTGACGCCAGAATCCCTGAGCGCCCTCATGTCCTCGACGGTGTACATGTCGGTATAGTTGAACTCCCCGAGCTTGCACAGGTTCGTTCTCCCATCGAACACGTTGCCCCATCGGTGGGCGTAGAAACCCATGCACACGTCGACGGGTTCCTCTAGGAGGTTCCTCAGTGCGTCAGAAGGCAGTCTCATGTCGTTGTCGACCGTCAGGACGTAATCGGCTCCCTCTGCCTTCGCCTGATTGCCGATATTGTTCCTAGCGGTTGCAACGTCGTATCCCTGCGAGTAGTCGAACACGCACCAGTGCCCGCACTTGTCCAGCCCGTAGATGGACTTGAACGTCTCTGGCTGTATCGTCTCGTAAGTTGGAACGGCAATGAATATCTTCATGGCTACCCCTTACCATGTACATGTGCATGTGTATGATGCGTTGAGGTCGGTCACATTGAGCGCTCTCGCAGTGCCGATGGACGTTGTCGACGTTCCCTTGTGCCACTCGTATGTGACGCCGCTCGACTTCGACACGCCGTTGAGCATAAGCGTCGCGTAAAGCGTCGCGGTTCCCTTGGTGTAGTCTATGGCGGTGGGGACGATGCTTACGACGGATGCGACCTCTGGGCCAGTGGCACCCGTAGCTCCCGTGGCACCTGTGGCTCCCGTTGCACCAGTAGCGCCAGTGGCTCCCGTTGCACCAGTAGCACCAGTCTTGCCCGTAGCTCCTGTGGCACCAGTTGCTCCCGTGCTGCCAGTAGCTCCCGTGGCACCAGTTGCACCAGTCTTACCAGTGTCGCCCGTCGCCCCCGTCGCACCAGTGGCTCCAGTGCTGCCAGTAGCACCTGTCGCGCCAGTGTCGCCCGTTGCCCCTGTCATTCCAGTGGCACCTGTTGCGCCTGTAGCCCCCGTCGCTCCGCTTGCGCCCCTGATTGAGACACGAGCGCCGCAGTAAACATATGAGCCGTAGACTAGACCGATAGGGTAGTGGTAGTAAGAGTATGCGAGAACATCACCGATTCTCACCTCGTCCGCACCCGATTGTGTCAGCACGGTCGACAGCGCGATTCTATACGACGGGGTGAAATTGTTAATCTTCGTGGTGTACGAGGTCGGTGCCGTGGTGATGCCGAGGATGTGAGCGCCGTCTGCGCCAGTGGCACCAGTGGCTCCCGTCGAACCAGTCTCGCCCGTGGCTCCCGTGGCACCAGTAGCTCCTGTTGCACCCGTGGCTCCCGTATCGCCCGTCGCACCAGTTGCACCAGTCGCCCCTGTAGCACCAGTCGCCCCTGTGTCTCCCGTGGCGCCCGTCGCTCCCGTGGCGCCTGTTGCGCCAGTGATGGACTTCGATAGGGTGAACGATTGCGTGAAAGCCTTGGAGTCGGCGGTGATGGTGAGCGTTATCGTCACGTTGTCGTATGCGGTAGTGGTGCCGCCCAGCGTGGAGTTCGCTGCGATGTTGAGCACGAGCGAGCCTGCCGCCGATGCCGTCCCCGCCGTGTTCCTGCTGAGCGTGACGCCGCTCGGGAGGGTAGAGTAGGCTATCGTCGCGGCTATCCTTGAGCCGCCCTTGTAGGCTGTGAAGGGGATGGTGACGGTGGATGCCGCCGTCGCCCTACGGTTGGTTCCGCATGCGACGGTCTGCGATTCGCTGCCGCACCATACGGATACGGCGTTCGCTCCTGTAGCGCCTGTGGCACCTGTAGCGCCTGTAGCACCCGTATCTCCCGTTGCACCAGTGGCGCCAGTATCTCCCGTAGCGCCTGTGGCTCCTGTTGCGCCTGTCGCACCTGTTGCGCCCGTATCGCCCTTAGCGCCGTTCGTGAGCGACACGGTGTCGCCGTTCACGGTGATATCCGCGCCCGTGGCGGTCTGCGTCACGGAGACGTCGAGCGACGTGAGCAGGTCGGCGGGTGCCTTGCCGCCGATGGTTACCTTGGCTCCGCCGATTTGGATTGAATCGGTATCGGCATCGTAGAAGATGAACGCACTGCTGGGATTTCCGACAAGCCAATCCCTGTCCTGAGAGAATGTCACGTTGCTCCCGAACGTGGACACGAGATTGTTCTGGTTGTCGTATACGTACATGCCGTCGTTGGACAGCACGACGAAATAGCCGTTGGAAGTGGGCACGACGTGAAGGCCAGCGGGCACGGTTCCGCCGTGGCCGTCGCTGTAGGAGTCCATCATGGCGACGTGCGTCTGCATGTCGTCCATGTCCTGCTCCAAGGAGTCGACCACGCCTTGAACCGTTGCCAGTCCAGTGACTGCGCCGTTAGCTGCTGTGTTCGCCCTTGTCGCGTCGTCCTGAGCGTTGTCGGCTGCGGTCTTTGCGTTGTCTGCGGAAGTCTGCGCGTTTGCCGCTGCGGTCGCCGCTGCATCCGCTTTGTTCTGGGCCGTCTGTGCCGCCGTGGTTGCAGCGTCTGCCTTGTTCTGGGCTGTCTGGGCTGCTGTGGTGGCATCGTCGGCCTTGCTCTGGGCGGTAGCCGCCGCCGTGGTAGCTGCATCGGCCTTGTTCTGCGCGGTCTGCGCTGCGTTTGATGCTGCCGTTGCGGATTCCTGAGCCGCGTCTGCGGACTCCTTGGCATTGTCTGCGGACTGCTTGGCCTGAGCCGCCGCGAGTGCCGCTGCTTCCGCTTCGGACTGGGCGTTGTCGATTCGCTCGGACGTGATATCGCCGTAGCCCACGACGCCAGAGACGAACGGCGTCTTGAGCTTGCCGCCCACCAGAGTGATGATGACGGTGTCGCCCTCGTGGACGTTCACGACGGTTGGGAACTCAACCGATGTTTCGGGGTTCTCCTCCATGTAGTCGGGCTGCGTCACATCATCCGACAGGACAACCCATACGGAGCCGTTCGAGGAGTCCGACGCGGCGACTCCGTACACCGTGGAGGTGTGGCCCGAATCGTCGTACTCGTCGGTCTCCGCCCTTTTGTCGGAATAGAGGAGGTCGGCCAAGTCGTTAAGAGTCTTACTCATCATCATCCCCCGAAGATGTTTCCTTCAACGTGAGCTGCATGGTCATGAACTGAAGGTCAATCTCAACGTTCTTGACCAGACACTTCCTGACTCCCGTGTACTGCTGCTGCCCGTTGTGTACCCTCAACGTGATGACGTCGCCTTCCCAGATGGGAAGGTACTGCGTCGTGAGGTTCCACGTGATGTGCTCCCTCGCGTCGCCTTTGAGATATTGGTTGGCCAGCTTCTGTGCCTGAGCCTGAGTCTGCGGGTTCATGTCGGACACGGTTCTGTAGTCGGTGACCACGTACCCTCGGATTGCCCTCGAAGCATGGTTGTCTGCGGATACGGTGGCCCATGCGTTAATCTCGTGCTCGGTCGATGTGCCGTCCTCGGTGGTGGTGTATTTGTACGAGACGACGGCTTCCGTTGGCATCTGAAGCCAGTCGGTAGTCCGCTCCAAATCGTCGTGCGCCACGCCCCTTGGGTCGTTGAGGTCGATATCCAGAGCAGGTACCTTTGAATCGGGAAGCACGTAGGGGGAAATGGTGACGTAGCCCCTGCCGTTCACGTCCAGCCTGTTGCCAGAAGGCTGCGTCAATCCGAACAGCCTAGACAGCTGGGATTGGCCAGACTCCATGACAAGGGGAGACGAGAAAGTGTAGTCCTTCGCGTTGTTGTCGATGTAGGGGCGCTTCGAGGATTCGAGAATCTGCTTCATAGCAGCCTTGGCCCTAGAGCCTTTCGCAAGAGTCCACGGTTTCCGCGCCTTCTCGGTGGAAAGCGCGAAGAGCATGGACTGAAGCTGTAGGTCGTAGTGCCAGACGCCGTTCTCAAGGTGAGCGCCGTCGTCGGTAACGAGGTAGGTGCCGATATCCCTGATGAAATCCCACTCTGGAATCTCGTGGGTAATTCTGAGGAAGCTTCCCCTAATCCAGCCGTCGCCGACAACCGAGAGGTTCCCGCTGGTCCTCGTGTCGACGTAGTATCCAGCGGAGATTGAGGAGCCTGAGAGGTCGACCCCCTCAAGCTCCCCGTAGGTATCCTCAAGATTGGTCGGCGATACCATCGTCACCCTGATTACGTTGGAGTGCCGCTGGTCGCGCCAGTCAATCATACCGTCTCCTCAATCATGTCGATTTGGACGAACGTGTGTTCGGAGTGCCGCGTGTAGGAAGCGCCAGTGATTGCAACGTCGGCTATCTCGCCAGACGGTGCCCTGTAGCGGACGTGCTGCGCCGCCACGAGTGCTTCGAGCATTTCGTGCGTGGACTCGGTGACGTTGTCCAGCATGAGTCCGACAGCCGTGTAGCTGCTCCTGACGGTGGTCGCAAAGGAAACGGACTCGTGCTTGCGGGAGTTGAGCACGTTGGCTTCGTAGACGGGCTTGAGTTCCCTGTCCGTAACGAGCGCGTCGGAGTTCGCTTCGAGCAGGAACGCGCCGCCATCCCAGTTCCAAGCGTGGCATTCCTTGTTGATGACGAGCGGGTTCTCCTTCTTGACGAGCGTGCTGTTCGTCCCCCAGCTATTCCCGTCCACCGCAGAGGTGAACAGGGTGAAGTCCTTTGCGAACGGGTAGGGGATAAGGAACACGCCGTTCTCGCCCTCAAGCTCGACGGTCTCGCCGTCGACCATGAGCCACATCCTAGCGTCCTCGTAGGGCACGGTTGCCTTGAGCATCCTGCCAGCCGCAAGCTCCAACGTGGGGGCGACGGCAAGGCCAGAGCCAGCATCCTCGTGGGCGGTGACGGTTCCACGCGCTTCGAGGATATAGCTGATTTGGTCTGTTCCAGCGTGGTATCCGAACGTCACCGCAGCGCCGTCTGCCACAGGCTCGGAAAGGTAGTCGTATGGAATCAGGAAGCTGCCAGAAGCTTCCAGCTCGTCCGCCTTGAAGTTCCTCTTGAGCACGTTCTTGCCGTTGACCGCGAGGTTGTAGATAAGCAGGTCGCTCATGCCAGCCGTGTAGTCGCTGGTGTATCCGATTCTGAGACCCTCTGGCGTGATGCCAGCAGAGGGGAACGTGTACGTCGGCTTCCACAGGAAGTAGAAGTCTTGGGTGGCCGCTTGGCCCACAAGGCTCTCGGTCTCCTCGACTCCCACGCACCTGACTTGGAACGAAACCTGAAGGTTCTTGTACTGGGCGATATCGTAGCTTCCGTCAATCGGGTCGGCAAGCCACGCCCTCGTGCCAGACTGGGTGTAGTTCGCCGTCTCCCATGCGGTCCAATCCGTCCAGTCCGCCCACGTGGAGCTGCTGGAAAGCATGTAGCGTTTCCTCATGCGCCACTCGTAGTGGTTAGGGCCGACGTTGGTCCACGATTTAGTGCAGGTCCACGTAGCGTAGGCGCTTCCCTGCGCCACATGGGTCCACCTGACGTTGTCTCCCACCGCGTAGACAAGCTCAAGGTTCGCTGGGATGGGGATTGTCTGGTCGGTTGCGGACGTGGGGTAGAGAAGCCACCTGTACCCGTTGCCGCCAGCGTCCTCCCACAGGTTCACGTCCGCGTTGTTCGTGGCGGTGGAGTTGTACGAGTGGAGCATGTAGGTGTTGCCATCGGAGGTTACGCCATATGCACCGAATGACACGAAAGCGCAGTTGACTCCGTTGTATACATGGTCCTCGGTGTCGCGTTCGAGAATCTTCCACTGCTGGTGGCGAACCGATATCGGCTCACCCCACTGGACGATGGTCGCGCCGTTCTTGGCTTCGTTCCCCTTGATATCGAAGAACTTGCCAGAGTTGACGTTGCGCACCCTCCACTTGTCCGTCTCCTCCTCGGTGATGACCCACTTCTGGTCGTTGATTCCAACCGACTGCCAGAGAAGGACGTTGGCTCCATCCGTCTTGGACGACGAGCCTACCGCCACAACATAGCGCGGGTCGACCGCCGAGTGGATTTCGTACACGCCGCCGCTCCTGAGCTTCGGTCTCGGTACGAAAATCCAGTGCTGGTCGGTAGCGCCAGTGTCGTTCGACAGCAGGCAGTTGCTGCCAGCGGAAGCCGCCGTCCCCGCCGCATCGAGCAGCAGGGACGTTCCAGCTAGGCGAATCTTGTACGAGGGATACGACTTGCTCTTGAACGTGACGTTGTTCCCCGTGGCGACGAGGGTCCACTTCTGATACCGCTCGTCGTTGTTGGTCCACTGCTGGACGTTCGCGTTCGCAGACTTCGACGCAGCGTCGACGGACTTCCCCGTGAATGCCGCGAGAATCCTGACGTTGTCGCTTGAGTCGTATCTGACGGTGAACAGCTGGGCGCGGCTGTTGAGGATGTTCCAAATCTGGACGTTGGCACCGTTGTTCCTGTTGGCACCAGACACGTCCAGCGCCATGCCAGTGTTCTTGACGTTGACGATTAGGTACTCACCCTCGGTAATCGGTCTTGCCAACGTAGCCCCTTTCCTTGGCCTTCAGGGCGTAGGCCATGTCTATGACGTTCTGCCTGATGCCGATATCGTCGTTGACCCTCATGCCGTCGATGTTGATTACGGTCACCTGCTGTGCCGTGCTTGCCGACATGTAGAGCGCCTGGTCGTCAAGGCTTCCAGCGAGGGTGCCAGTGAGGGAGTCGATTTCGCGCTCGATGTACGGGAGTCCCTTGCGCATGCCGCTTGCGAAGTTCTGCATCATGTGCAGACCCCATACGTCGTCGTTCTTCAGAGGGCCGTACTTCGGCTTCGAGTGCTCAAGCTTCCTGATTTCGCTCATTACCCCAGCGATGGCTGGCGTGACGTAGCTTGCACGACCTGAGTCGATGCCGCTGCCGAGGTTCTGCATCATGTGCCTGCCGCTCGGATACAGGTTCATGCTGTTGAGGGTGCTCTCGATTGATGACCTGACCCTCTTGGTTTTCTCGTCGACGGTCTCCTTGCCCTTGTCGATGCCAGAACCCATGCCGCCGCCGACCGCTTGCTCTGCTGCGTTGTCGAAGTCGCCCTGCTTGTTCTCGATGTATTCCTTTGCGCTTGCGAGAACATCCTCGATGCTGCCAGAGACGTCAATCTCGCCGTCCTTGATGCCCTGCGCTAGGGCGTTCATCGCTTCCTCTGGGGCGAGTCCCATATCGTTCGCCCACTCGTCGATGATGGCTCCCCAGTCGGACTTCGCCAAGGATAGGTTGCCAGTGATAAGGGCGAGCGTGTCCTCAAGGTAATAGCCGTCCGCGTTGATTGCTTCAACAAGAGCCGCCCACTGGTCTTGCGTGAGCGTCGAGAAGTCGATTTGCGATTGACCGAGTTTGGATAGACCCTCGTTGAATTTATCGAGCCTGCCGACGAACTCCTCGGCCCTATCTCCGAGCTGTCCGAACAATTCTTCGCCAGCCGAGCTTCTGAGAAGGTCGAGCTTGTCTGCGGTTGTTTCCGCTTCGCTTTGCAACTCGCCGAGCTGACGGCGATATTCCTCGTATGTAATGTCGCCATTGCGGAGGGCGTCGTCTAGTTCTTTAATCGACGTTTCAAGCTGGGAGACACGCGCCCTCGTCTCGTTGAGCTGGGCCATCGCCTTGTCGCGTGACTCATGCGCAGCCCACCAATCGGATGACCAAGGCGACGTTTCCTCAAGACGCCTTTGCGCCCGCTCGTATTCCTCCTGATAGTATTCGAGGTCTTTGTATGCGGACTCAAGCTCCGTTTTCGTCTTTGAGATTTCGGCGCGTGTCTTGGACTGCTGCTGCATGACCTCGGACATGTTGGCGATAATCGCTTCAGATTCCGCATACTTCATGCGTGCGTCGATAAGGTCGTAGAAGTCGGTAGTGAGGTCGCCGACAGCTTCGCCCTCAAGGCCGAGGATTCCGCGCTCCTTGTCGATAATCTCGTAATTCGTGCCAAATTCCGAATTGAACGTCTGGACCGCCCAAGTCAACTCGCCGAGCTGCTCCTTAGTGAGCGGAACATCCGAGTTCGCATAGTCTTGCAGTATCTGCCTGACCGTTGCAAGCTTGTCGATTTGCGCCTGAGCCTGCTGGTTGTTGTCCTTGATTGTGTCGTTGAGGTCGACGTATGCGTCGAGTACCTCGTCGCTGCTCTTTGCTGCTTCTTCTGCCGACCTGTGGTAATACTCGAACGAGCGGCCAGCATTCTCGATGGAGGGTGCGGTGAGTTGCGCGGTACGCCTTAGACCGTCCGTTGCCGCGTCGAGCTTCTTGGCGTGCTCTTCTGCTTCACGCTCCTCCTCGGCAATCTTCTCCATGTCTGCTGCGATAAGCGCGAGGACGGCGATGACGCCGCCGCCAATAAGCATCGCCTTCAGGCCAGTCATGGCAGAGCCGAACCCCATCGTGAGTTCCTTTGCCTTCTTCATATGCTCTGCCGATACTTCGGTTGCGCCAGCCGCAGTTGCAAAGGCTTCGGCTACCGAGCGTGTTACGTCTACGCCATCAGATATGGCCCTCCTGTAGCCCGAAAAGGCCGTCGCTGCTTCTCCAAGGCCGACCGAAAGGTTTCCGACGCCCCTGAAGAAACGCCCGAACAGGTTAATCGCCATCGGTGTAGCCGCAGTAAGAAGAGCGACCTTCGCAGCAACCTCGCGCCCTGATTTCGACAGGCCGTTGAACTGCGTGAGCGCGTCCTCGGCAGCGCCAGCCAATCCGACAAGCGCGGGGGTGAGCGCGTTGCCGAAATTGACGGCGGCTGTTTCCGCTTCGCCGCGCAGAAGCTCCATTGCCCAGCCGAGTTCACCGAGCTGAGCCTGAGCCATGCGGCCAGCAGCGCCAGAGTCCTTCGTGTATTCGATGTATTCCTGAAGCTTCGCCGAGCCAGCATCCACGAGGGCGAGGGCGGCGTTAGCTCCACGTGTTCCGAAAACGGTCTTGACGAGGGTGTCCCTCTCCTCGTCGTTCATTCCAGCCATTGCGTCGGACAGGTTCTGGACTACGTCGACCGCCGACTTCATATGGCCGTCAGCATCACGGACCTCGATGCCGTAGGCTTCCATAGCCGATGCAGCTTCGTCTGTGGGAGCTGCGAGTCGCAGGAGGACGTTTCGCAGTGCGGTGCCGCCCATTTCCGCTTCGAGTCCGTAGTCGGAAAGGAGGGCAAGCGCGCCAGACACGTCGTTGATTGTCCAGCCAGCAGCACGCGCCCATGAAGCGGCCTGCGTGAAGCCCGTTGACAGGCTCTGGACGCTAGCGACGGAGTTCGTCGCAGCTCCTGCAAGCGCATCTGCAACGTCAGCAGCGTCTCCCGCTTCGAGCTGGAATGCAGCGATTGCCTGAGCGGTAACCTTCGCTGCATCTGCTAGGTCCATCTGCCCAGCAGCCGCAAGGCTGACCGTTGCATCGAGTGCGCCCGCCCTGATTTGGGCTTCGGTCATGCCGCCCTTGGCGAGGTTCGAGATTGCTTCGCCAGCTTCGGTGGCCGAGTAGATTGTCTCCTTGCCCGTGTACAGGGCGAGTTCGCTGAGTCCTTCGAGCTTCTCGCCAGTAACGTCTAGGTAGCCGCCGATTTGCGAGATAACGTTTCCGTACTCCTCGACGGAGCCGACGAGCTTCCTGCCCGCAAGCGGCGCGGCGATTAGCATGAAGTTCGTATACCTATCGGCGAACGACGCGAAGTAGTCGCCGACCATCTGCATGCTCTTGCCTTGGGCAATGAGGTCGTTGCCCCATCCAGCTAGGCCAGTCGTCGCACTCTGGGTGTCGAGCAACCGCATTGTAGATTCGAGCTGCTTGATATCCGTCTTGGTGGTGAGAAGTTGGGTTGAAAGGTCGCGCAGCTTGTACTCGGTTTTCTCGATTTGCTGCTGCATCCTCTTGTAGGCGTCGGAGCCTTCTTCAAGGCCGTCGAGCTGCCTTTTGTACTTCTCAATCTCGGCAGTGAGTTCCTTCTGCCTTTCCTCGGCAAGCTGGATATTCGTCTTTAGGATTTTGTACTGGCCAGCGTTCTTGCTGAGCGATTCGAGGTTCGAGCGGTATACCTTGATTCGCTCGTTGAGCACGCCTTGGCTTTTCTCGGCCTTCTTGAGTTCCCGCTCTACCGTCTTATAGGCTTCGCTGTCCTTCTCAAGGCCCTGCATCTCCATCTTGCACAGGTTGATTTTGTCGGTAAGCTCAACCTGCTTTTCCTCGGCCTTTTGGAGCGCCGCCCTGACCTTTTCGTATGCGTCGGCGTCGCCCTTCAGGGTTTTGAGCTGCGCCTTGTAGTCGGCGAGTTTGGCCGTAAGCTCCTGCTGTTCAGCCTGAGCCGCGACCATCTTCTGCTCGACTTCCCTATAGGCGTCGCTGCCAGCGGGAAGGCCAGTGATTACCTGCTGGTATTCCTTAATCTTCTCGTTGAGCTTGGCCTGCTCTGCCCGCATGGTCTCGGCCTGCTTGCGGGTGAGCGCCAGCTTCTCGCCCATCGCGTCGTAGTACTTTGCGGCAAGCGCGGTGTTGGTCGGGTCGACCTTCATCGCCCTGCCGACTGCTTCGACCTCGCTCTGGACGGAGCGGCTGGTGCGCTTGATTGAAAGCAGGACGCTCTCAAGCTGCGTCGCATCGCCCGTGATTTCGATGGTCAGGCCCTTGAAGTTACCAGCCATGCGGTTCTCCTCGCTTTACAGAGCCGCCACGTCCGCTGCGGTAGCGGCCCTCGTGCCCTCCTCCCTTTCCTTCTGGGAGATTGAGCTTGCGTATTGGATAGCCGTGTACCTTCGCGCATCGCGCGGCGACATATGGAATGCTTCGGAATAGGTGAAGCCGACCCTCATGAGCGAAAGAATCTTCGTCTCGTCGGGCCACACCTCCTCCTCGGCTGTAGGTTCGTAGAGGTTCTTACTCCTCGGACGTGTCGGATTCGACAGCGTCTTGTAGTCTCTCTGTGAGACGAAAGGTACAACCGCCGAGCTTGTTTACGACGGCGTTGTACACGTCGATGATTTCGTAGAAGTTGATGGGGCTGTGCTCGACATCCGCATAGAACTCGTCCCACGACTTGTCCATGCTGCCAGCCGCACGGGCCATAGCCCACACCACGCCGAACAGCTGGGTGCTCACGCCGAACACCTTATCGGCACCGATACCCTCGGCATCGCGGGTGAGTTGGAGCATGTCGGTGAACAGGTTGCCCGTGTAAGGCTCCTCGACCTTGTCGCGGAACGTGTTGGAGTAGATTGTGCAAGCGCCCAAAGAGGACTCAAGCTCGTACTCCTTGCCGAACAGGTCGACGGTGATGCGGTTCTCCGCAACGGTCTTTGCTTTCTTATTCGCCATTCGATTCACCCCTAAGAAAAAACGAGGGGGCGTAAGGCCGCCCCCTCAGTTGCCGTAGCTGCTAGGCCGTCACCAGCGGGACGGCGTTGAAGAACGTAGCGTAGTTATCCTCGCCAGTCTCGCAGGAATACGTGACCTTGTTCTCGCCGTTGATGACGGCGTTGGTGCCAGTGATGGTGGAAGTCTCGGAAGCTTCGCTCAGGCTGTCCGTGTTGGTGCTGGCCGTGTAGGTCGGCACGGTGGCGGAGCAGTTGAACCAGCAGACGCGCTTGCCGCCGAGGTCGGTGCTCAGCTCGAACATGAGCGCGAACTTCTTGGCGACGTCGGACGGGCCAGCGGAAACGCCGCCGCCAGTCTCGGACTTCTGACCGAGCACGTCGGTGTAGAAGCTCTTGGGGAACTTGGCCATCTGAAGGTCGCCAGAGATTCCGCTCTGGGAGCTGCGCTTGAAATACTCGATGTTATCGGCGTAGATGATATCGGAGTCGTTGCCAGAGTTGGAAATGGAAATGGACTCCGCGCCCTCCATGTGGACGGGTGCGCCGTACTTGCCCGTCTCAGGGTCGATGACGGCGTAATAGGCGTTCGACAGACCGAACTGAACCTTGCTCATAGGCTTCTCCTTTGTCGGTTTACTCCTCAATGAGGGTTATCTGATAGGACGCGACCACGCCGCCGTTCGTGACGTAGTTGTCGCGCTGCCAAGCGATGCCCATAGATTCGAGCAGCGCCTGAATCCGCTTCTCAAGCGGAATGTCCCTCGTCTCGGTGAACACTTCAAGCTCATACGAGACGGGGGAGTGGCGGACGATGTTGTCCGCGAAGATGTTGTCGGTGCCCTGCGGCGTGAGCGTGCAGTAGGGGAATGCTGGTGCCTTCTGCGGATACCACTGCATCTGGGCGGTCGGAAGCCCGTTCTCCTGAAGCGTCGACACCATCGTGGTAAGAGTGCAATCTGCCATCGGCTACTCCCTTATGTACGGTGCGCGGTCAACGGCTGCTGCATCGAGGACGGCCATAGCCGCCTTCTCCGCTTCCGCCATATGGGGATGCGGCCTTACTCGCCCGTAGACCGTGCCCTTCCTCACAAGCCTGTGGCCGTACTCGACCAGATGCGAAACGGAAGGCTCGTTCTTGTTGGCGACGGTGGAAGCGACGAAACCGTTCTTCAGGTTCCTGCGGTGGTTGTAGACTTTCCAGCCTTTCGCGTAGATGCGGCGGTCGTGGCCAACCTGCTCGAATCCAATCCATGTGCCGTGATAGGAAGCCAGCGACTTCTTGGCCGCGTTGCCAGCTGCCCTGACAACCCTGCCGAGAACCTCGTAGTCCTCCTCGATGGTCTCCTGAACAGACTCGTAGATGGCGTCGCCGAGCTGGTGAGGTTTGATTCTCAGGTACTCAGCCATAGGCCACCGCCGTGTTCGGTGCCATGCAGGTCATGACGACGGAGTCCGTGGAGTAGGCGGTATCGGAAATGGTGTACCTGATTCCGTCGAACTCCACGTATGTCTCGCCTTGATACGCGCTCAGCGGGATTTCGAGCATGACCAGACGCTCCAAATCCTCCCTGCCAGACTTGCTCTCCATGGACTCGGCGAGTCGCAGGAGGTTGACCTTGACTGGTCTGGGAATGTACGTCTGCTTCCAGACGCCGTACTCGTCCTGCTCCTCGGTGGTCGTGATAAGGTTCGCATCGTAGAGGAACAGCGACCTCAACGCGGTGACCTGCCTGTCCCACATCGTCGGGCAGTTGAGCTTGTCGTAGGGTATCGGGCTTGAGTAGACCCTGTACCTATCGCCACGGATTGTGACGTGGGCGTTGTTCAGGTCGTCGTCGTGCCTTGCCTTGGGCCAGAGCAGCGTGATGGTGGATGTGTCGCCCTTGTATCGTGCTTGGTTGATGAAGCGCGTCTGGACGTCGAGGACCGTGAGGTCCGTGTTGTCGGTCTGCTGCACGAGCACGTTCTGGACGCTTGCGGAGCTGCCGTCCGCGTACTCAACGAAAACGGTTTCGCCCCGCATCTAACCCTCCATATGGACTGGGACAATCTTCAGGCGCATCTTGCCGATGCCGAGCGCCTTCTCCTCCGCCCTCAGCAGGTAGAGGTCGCCCGTGGGATTCTCGAACTGGAACTGCTCACTGAACACGCCAGCCGTCTGCATGTATCCCTTGAGCGGCGCTTGGGCGAATGCCCCCTGACCGCTCGAAGCGGACAGGGAGCGTTTCACCATGTCGCACGTGATGCGCTTGAGGTTGTACTCCTGAACCTCGTCGTCTGGGTCGACCTGAACGCCAGCGGAAGAAAGGCGGGAGCGGATGTAAGCGGTCGCGTCCATGAGCCGTGCTTCAACTGTCTCCTCGTCCACGGTGCATTCGGGCCAGCGGAGCATCAAATCGTCTACGGTTGCGAACGCTTCCATGGGCTACTCCTTCTTGGCGCGGGGCTTCCGCTTGGGCTTCTCCTCGATAGGCTCGACGTAGCCCATGTCGGCAAGCTCGATGACACGCTCGTCGTCGCCCTCGAAGGTGTCGCCGACCATGTACACGTCCTGCTCGTTGTACTTATCGCGGAAGTTGGAAATGACGGTTGCTTTCATGACCCCTCCTACGACTAGGCCGAGGGCGCGATGGTGGTCTTGATGATGTAGTCGAGGACCTCGGCGTAGAACTTGACGCCAGTGACGGCGTTGGTGATGACGCCGAAACGCTCGTAGCTAGGCTCGTGGGACACGCCGATGAAGCCGTTCTCGATGGTCTGGTAGGGCAGGCCAGCGGCGGAAAGGGTGGAGAAGTCCACGGAGTAGAGGTGGAGGTTCTCGGACGGCGTGGTGATGATGGTGCCCTGAGTGACGCGGTTGGTCGCAAGGACGTTCTCGAAGCCGAGGAACGACTCAAGGTAGGTCATGCCGAACGCGGTCTGCGTGGAGATGTTGGCCTTGCCGAGGTAATTGGCGATATCGTAGGGGTTGACGAGGTGGACGAGACGACCGTAGGAGTCGTGGTTCGTCTCCATGACGTCCTGAATCTTGGCGTCGGTCTGGGCAAGGGCGTCCTGAAGGCCAGTGCCAGTCGCGGTGCCAGTGCCAGTGTTCAGGCCAGTGAAGAAGGAATCGACGACCTTGTTGCGGATATCGGCCATCATCTTGTTGTCCTCGCGGAGGACGGCGTTGGTGACGCCAGCCTTGAGGACGGCCTCGCCAGTGGTGAGCTTGCGGTAGGGGACGGGGGTGAGGGAGTCCATGGTGGCAATCGTGGTGCCATACTTGGACAGCGGAACCTCGTCGCCCTCGGCGCGGCTCTCGGAATCCTCGTTCAGGGAGCCAGTGACGGTGACCTGATAGAGGGTGGTGCCAGCGGCCATGACCTCGGGGGACACGATGCCGAGCACGCGGGCAAGGTCGTTGACCTCGCCGTTGAACTTCTTGATGAACTCGATGTTGAGGGCGGATGCCACGTCGCTGGTGAGAACGGTGTTGGTGAGAACAGCCATGTTGTCTCCTTACTTGAAAAGGTCTAGGTGTTCGGAGATAGCCTGAACGCGCTTCACGGGGTCTTTGATTTGCATGATTGAGTCAGCAGTAACCGTGGAGACGCTGCCTGCTTCTCCGTTGTCTGGTGCCGAGCCGTAGTGGGAAAGGCCAGAGTCGAGGATGGCCTGTGCGTGCGCCTGAATCTCCTCAAGCGTGTCGCCGCGCAGGATTGAAGCGGGGACGCCCTTCTCCTGAGACACCTGAGCAGCCCACGCGCGTCGCTCGTTCTCATGCACGAGGGCGGCGTGCTCCTTCTCAAGCGCGGAGTAGCGTTCGTTCAGCTTCTCGAACTCGGACTTGTTGGCTTCCTCAAGCTCGTCGAATTTAGCGGCCTTGGCCTTGAGTGCTTCGTAGTCGGGGGGCAGCTCGGTCTTGGCTCTTGCCAGACGCTCCTGAACAATCTTGTTCACCTGCTCCTGCGTGAAAGTCTCGGCCTGCGTCGCTTCCTCAGTTGCGGTCTGAGTAACCTCTTCGGACATTGAGTCCTCCATTCCCGCGCCCTAGCGCGTATCGGGGCAGACGTACCTTGCCTGCCAGAAGTAGGGGTATGAAAAAAGCCGCTCTCGCGGCTCATTTCCAAAGTTGGTAGAACGGTTCCTTGTTCACGTATGTCTCTTGGCCCTCGACTCCTGTTCGAGGTGAACCCTTGGCACCGAACGTGCAGCCGTCGTCGTCATCGACGCAGCTGCCAGACGATTGGCAGACGAGATAGGGTTTGGACGTGAAGCCGCAGGGAGTGACCTTTGCGGCGCATGAGCAGGAACCGCACCTTACGATGCGCTTCATTTCGCGCTCCATACGATTAGCGTGTATACAAGTGCCATTGTGAATGCGTAGAATGCGGCGACCTTTACCATTCCCTCCTGCCTAGCACCTCCTCCATGACGTCGAGCCTTCCCTCGTGGTCCCTGATGCCGTCCCATCCGTTGAGGACCTTGGTCATGGATTCCATATCGAATCCCTCGTAGTCGATATCGGGGACCCACTTGTCGGCTTCCTTGTGTACGACGCAGGGGACGACGATGCAGTCGCACCCTCGGTGGGTGTGGTTCCAACCTTCTGCCGATTCAGCTGTGAGATACACGGGTCCACGGGATGCAAGCATCAGGCAGAAGTCGCACGTCTCCATGCCCTGCGGCAACCTCATGTATCGGATTTGGTAGGCGTTCGAGGAGTGGTTGGTGGAGTAGGACCAGACGGCCCTGCCCTTGCCGCCCCTCAAGTTCTCCTTGAACGTCCAGCCGCCACGGTACTGCACGAGCGCGGACTGCGACATAACGGTGCCGTTAGCCGCCTGCCTTACCATGAATCCAGTTGAGCCAGCCATCTGGGCTATGAAGCCGTCGACGTCGCCCTTCATGAGCTTGGTCGCCTGATAGTGGGCGATTGTCCGAATCTCCTCCATGCTTATGATTCCGCTATGGACGGTTGGATTCAGGGATAGGCCAGCTATCTCCATGACGTCCGAGAACAGGTCGGCGGAAAGGTTAGCCGCTTCCAGACCGTAGTTGTCCAGAGCGTTCACCATCGTGCGGATTGCTTCGTTACGAAACGATTCCACCTGCGGCGTCTCCGTTGCCCGCCGCTGCAACTCCCTCGACACGTACCCTTGCGCTTCCTGTTGCAGAAGCGTCAGCGCCGCGTTGTAGCGTTGCACTATTTCCCTCGGTACCGTTGCCATTCAGGTCCTCCATGAAGAAGGAGCGCCCGTCGAGTCGGCGCTTCTGGTTGAGCATGCGCACGCGCTTCGCCATGGGGATGTTCATGCCCTCAAGGTATTCCTCGGTCTGGGCAATCCACTCGGCGCCAGCGACGGATGCAATCTTGGTCCATGCGTCTGCGGTCGCGGCGATGTTCGGCATCGACGGGTCGCTGAAGTCGGCCTTGACGGACAGCTTGTTGTCGTCGAGCTTGTCAATCGAGGTGCCGAGTCCGTTCGCCATGGCCATCGCCATGAGCGCCACGTTGCGCATTGCATCGCCGTTCGTATCGTTCAGGTGCTCTGCAAGCTGCACCATGTCTCGCTCCGCCGCCGCGATAGCTTCTGCGGATGCGGGGTTGTCGTGGATGATGCCGAGACTTGAGATAGGGATGCACGTCTCTCCTGCGAACTGGGCGGCAAGGCTTCTCACGTAGTCGACCATGGGCTGCATGGAGCCTTGGGAAAGCTGCCCGAACGTCGGAACCTCGCCGTCCTCGTCCTTGCCCACGATGAACATGTTGCCGAAGAACGCCGCCCAATCGTCCACCTCGAATGCTTCATCGGTCGCACCGAGCAGGTACTTCTGCGGCTGCGAAATCGTCTCGGAAGCAATCTCCGCCCTCATGTCCGCCCTGAGCTTGCAGTCGATTATCGACATGACCGAGCGCGTGATTCTCGACTTGCCGAACGGTCGCATGCTCGAAGGCGAGTAGGCCATCGGCTCCATGAGCGGACGGCCCATAGGGTGCTTCTGATATTCCGCCCGCCAGTTCTCGCTGGTGGGGGAGTATCTGGTGAGGACGATTGTCGCCGTATCCGTGTACAGGTTGACCACGACGGGAACCTCTGCGAGGTTGGTCGGGTACTGCGGCGCGGTGTCGATGATTGCGAAGCCGTAGGCGATTCGCTCCTCTGCGCCGCTCCAAACGGCTGCTGCCGTCTCTGCGGTGTGCGACTTGATGCGGACGTTGGAGCGTCCCACCTTGCCCCTAGACAGGGTCCAGAACACGACGGAGTGCGCAAGCTCCGAATGCACGTTCGTGATGTACTTCTGCGCGAGCTTGTTGTCCTCGACGATTCTGTTGAGCGTGTCGTCCTCGGTTCCGTCCTCGAACACGAACCCCTCGAATATCGAGCGGTCCGCGAGCATATCGACGGCCTTCGCCGCCCACCCGCACGACGGAGTGAGCTTCTTCACCATGTCGTCGGACAATGCGATGCCGATGTTCTTCGGGAGAACCTTCTGCTCATAGTAGAGCCTGCGGAGCCTGTTCCTCGGAAGCTTCGCGCTCCACAGCTGAATCAACCTCCAAAGGCGGTCGGCATCCTCTTGAAGCAGCCCGTCCGCCTTGACGATGTTCCCCATGCTGGTAACGTCAAGCATTACTTCACCCTTAGCTTTCTCCTAGCATTTCGTTTGGTCGTGAGAACACCCCACAGCGCAAGGCTGCATGACTCTATCGGGCACGGGTCGGAGCCGCCGAATCCCCATGCACCACGGTTTCCTATGTTTCGCTTCTCGGCGTTGAGCGCGGAGGAATTGAGCCTGTCCTGCTCCTTGAACCACGTCACCCTGTGGGTGTCAATCCGCTCCTTCATCATGGAAGCGGCGGTGGCGACCTCGTTGGACGTGGGGCACGTGATGGCCTTCTTGGAAATCCTGTCCTTCAGCGCGTCGACCAGAACATCCCTGCCGTAGAGTCCGTCGATGACGACGGTCGAGCAAATCTGCTTGTGCTCCTCAATCCAGTCGGCAATCCACGACACGCCCTCGCGCCCCGAGCGGACGTCAATCAGCTCGACGTGCGGCCTGCTGCCGTCTGGATACTTGGTGGCGACGGATAGGGATGCGCTCGACCCATCGGCTGCGAACTTCACGCCGAAGGCGTACTTCTCGTCCTCCATTTCGGGAACCTCGTCCTGCTCCAAAGCGCACTTGTCCCAGTCCGCCTTGAGGATAAGGTTGGTCTGCTCGACCGATACCCACCAGCCGAGACGCTCGCGTGCGAAACCGTCGATGGTCTGCGTTGCGAACTCCTGAGCCGTGAACTCCTCGTCCAGCGTGATTCCCATGGACGGGTTGGTGTCGTACACCAAGTCCAGCAGCTCCTCGAACGTGGCGGTGAGCGGCGGCAAATCTTCCGCGCTCCACTCGTGCCAGATGCAGCTGGTGAGTTCTCCCTTGAGCGCCTGCTCCCTGACCTTCGCAAAGACGGTGCCAGCGGACGTCGGGGGAGTGGGCGTGCCAGTGTAGATAATCTGCCTTGTTCCCGTGGAGCTTGCGGACAGGGTCGCCATGATTGCGTCGACCTGCTCTGGCACAAGCTCCTGCGCTTCGTCGAAGATGACGACTTGGATATCGTCGAATCCTCGTGCGGCCTGACGCGAACGCGCGGAGAACTCGATGCACCCGCCGTTGATAAGCGTGATGCACTCCTGACCGTTCGTCCTCCTGATTGACTTGACCATGCCCTCAAGCTCTGGTTTGGCGGTCATGCCCGAGAAGTACGAGCAGATTCGGTTGAACGCCTTCATGGAAGTCTTGACCTCGTGGGCTGTGTGGAGCACATGCCAACCGAGGACCACGGACACGAACAGCTCGAATATCTCGATGATGTAGTTCTTGCCGTTCTGACGCGGGACGCACAGGCCGATTGAGATAGCGACTGGCCTATCGAACTCGTCACGCGCAAGCCATGCTTCCATGACGGTTCTCTGCCACGGCATCAGCGGGGAAGCGTAGCTTTCCGCAAGCGACTCGGCGCCAGCGCCGTATGACTTGGCGTAGTCGGGGACGATGCTAACGCGCGGCTCTTGTTTTCCTGTCCTTCGCGCCAGCATAGAGTTTAAGGACGTTATCAAGCGGCGTCTCCTCCTTAGTGGAGTTGTTCTGCTTGGGGTCATCCGATTGGCCGAGGTACTGCTTGCCCAGCAGAATCAGCATGGAGTTGTTGCCGTCCAGCGCCGCTTCCACCTGAGCCGCATGCACCATCGCCCTGCCCTGAGCCGCGAACATCTCCGCAGCTTCGGACACGCCCATGCCGTATTGCTCGACGCAGAAGCGGTCAAGCTCGTCCAGCGTCACCTGATTGGCGGTGCATACATCCTCGACCGAGACGAAGCATTGGAGCATGCGCGTAATCTTGTCGGCGTCCATGTCACCACTTCCTCGACGTCTTGATTGGCGTATGCGGTTCGGGAGGTGCCTGCTTCACGGGCATCTTGTTCCCCTTCAGCTTGTTGCAGTGCCTGCACAGCACCTGAGTGTTCGACGGGTCGACGGCCATGCGACCTCGTATATCTTTGGGGAGTTTGGATATGGGGATAATCTCGTCAATCTCGGCGGAGTTCGGCAGGTACGGATGCACCCAGTCAAGCTCGACGCCGCACACGGGGCAATGCGTGTACATGTGCCTATATCTTTGGCGCAGCTTCTTGCGCTCGTGCGAGAATTGGTATCGGACGTTGCTCGACATTGAGCACCCCTAATAAAAAACGCGCCCTCGGAGGGCGCGTCACATTCGTACAGATACCTTATACCACAGAACAGGTGTTTCATTGTGTGTCAAATCGGATTTTTTTCAAGGGGGACGCAGGTAGAGGGCCTAGTCTGGGTGCGTATATAGCCAAAAATTTTCCTCGGGGGGATATGGCCGCTATGCGTCGGTGGTCTCCTCGTGGGGCAGGGAGGGGCGCACCCCCCGTCTGACCTGCGGAAACAGGGCAAAACCGCTGGTCAAAGGCCATATTTCACACCGTTGCATTCTTTATAATTCCTCGCTTCGCTACCTGCCGTTTCTTGTTTCCGTTAGCACGTTTGCCCAGTTGAGCGATGGTTTTTATCAAAGATGAAACGAACAGGTGCCTTTGCGATACCTGTTCATCAGGTACCTTCAGGTAATACGAACGCACAGAATCGTGTGACTGGTAACCCCCTTACAGGTGCAGCCTGTGCGCGTCGTGTTCGCCATTTAATTAATCGATTTAACGTTTGTATATCCTTTTATATCTCGCGTATGGGGCACCATATCGTTAAAGCATTTATCTGTTTTTGGCAAATGTGTAGATTATGTGAACACGTCATTGTGACACTAACAGGGCACAAAGACGTGTATTGTGGGTATCGTGATAAACAATCACACTGATAATTGAATCCTGAAAGTCGCGCCGCTATCCTCGCGTATTCTTGCGACTCGTTTCAAGACACGCACATAGTTGAAAGCGTAGGTAAACGAGGGCTTGCGGATTGAGGAATAAGGCAAACAGGGTTTTACCTGCGTAACGTTGACGTTTGTGAACTGGGCTTGTTTGGCATGCAAGCATTGCAAACGGTAGAGGGTATCCGAAACTATGAACGTTACAGTAGCGAAACCTGCTAGACAGTGATACCAGCGCCGCGGTATCGATTCACGGCATGGTGTGCCGTTGGGGTTGCAAGTCCTCGGGTACCTTGAAAAATGAATACAAGCACAGAAAGCCTACTCAAGCGTAGGCACACAGGTTAAAGACAAATTACCGTGTGCAGCAAACAGAACAGGCTAACAGCCTGCCACGTGAGAGGATACGAGGAGATTAGTAAGCACGGCAACAGCTCAACGCGCCATAAGCGGGATACACGTTGTTAGCACGGCAGAAAGTGAATCGGAAAGTATCACGCGGGGTTCGTGGGATACCCTGCGAACATAAGCTTACGACGAGGAAAAACGCACAGGGGAAAAACTTCAATCGGTGTATGGGTTCTAATGTTCGCCGCTTGTATTCTACATACCACGCGCAAATGGTAGCTTCCTGCGTACAGCCTTACGTGCAAGGTGAAGTATGAAAGCCACACGCCTAAATAAGCGCCAACTTTTGATAACGGTTAGAATCCGTAACCTTGCATCAATGCGATTAATCAAACGTAAGTAACGCGAGAACAGCGCGATTATTCAAGCTATAAACCTGCGTGCTTCGGGTTTGGCGAGAGTCTCGAAGCACGCAGGTTATTCTAGCTGTATTTCTACCACGGTTAACAGCTTTGTTAATCGTGATAGGCATACCGCCTAAAAACCCAAACAGAAAGAAGGTTAATCATGTTTAAGGTTGAACAGCACATCGAGAACAACGCCGATATGTGGGCAACGGTTTTCGATAGGTATACGGGTGAACCGCTTTGCGATGTGGCATTCATCGATGATATGGGCTTCCTGTTCGATGACGAGGGATTCATCGGGGAGACGTTCACGGTTGAGGGTAGCGGTATAAATTCCTACCGTTCGCGCCGTAACTGTGGGTACCTCATGTATCGGGATGCACAGGATATCCAGATAGTACCTGCGAATTAAAGTTGACAACTCGTCACGCTTGCACACTCGAAACAGTGTGCAAGTTGACGCGCTGTTAGCGTCACAAACATGCAAGAAACGAACGGTTGAACAGGTTTAGAACCGTGTAGGTGAGCATGAATTTTCAAGGATAGGTTTCTACAGAGAGGACAAAAAATGATTGACGTGGACAATGTGCGAGTGACTATCAAGACGCTGCGTGAGCTGGTCAACTACGAGTATGCCAAGGTCGAGCTGCTTGTGCCCGATATTCAGGACTACGCCGATAAGCTGGGCGGCGAGGTCGATAACGATGACTTTGAGCTGCTGCTTGAGGCTATCGAGCGAGACGTGCAGCGCGTCCGTGATGCCAACGAAAAGGCCAACGTTTTGAGGTCGGCGCTCTACGCTGTCGAGGATTACAACCTGTAAGGAGGTGCGAGCATGGCGGACGAGTGGGACAAGGACGACGGTTATATCGACGTGGGTGTCGATGACGACGCCGCATTTTTTGACGGCACCGTGGACTTTTGGTGGCAGGACAGCACCAACAGGTGGCACTATGCCCCGATTAACGACTAGCAGAAGGGACAAGACAATGGCGCACCGTATCGAGCAATTCGAGTATTCCAACAGCAAGCGTATCTACAAGCACCCGAAAGAGGTCGGACTGAAACCGTTCGACCCGAACAAGGTCAAGCGGGCGCGAATCGAGGTTGACGGCGCAACCGTGACGGCCGAGGTCATCCCCTACACATACGGCACTTTCAAGCGGTACCAGCGCAACAAAACGGACAAGTACGGCACGGGCATCTACCTGACAGAGTGCGAACGCGCCCTGTATGAGTACGAGGGCCGAATCTACAAGTGCTCGAAATGGCGTGACGAGGACGGCACGTGGCACCGTGGATACGTGCCCTATAGTGGCGGCGCTTTCGGTCGCCACGGTACTGGACTCGACCCCATCGAGATTAACGACGGCATCATTGCAGCGTAGGCTTTTGTTGACGGGCGGCGCTCATGGAGACGTGAACGCCGACCGTTGCCAAAAGGCAGCAGCCTAGACAGAAGGGACATATCATGGCAAAGAAGAACGGTTTCAAGTGGTTCAACGTCAATTTCGAGACCCCCATCGAGGATATCAAGGAGCAGTACCGCAAGCTGGTATTCGTGCACCATCCCGACAAGGGCGGCAAGACCGAGGACATGCAGCAAATCAACGCCGAGTATGACAAGCTCAAGGCCGCGCACTACAACATCCACCGCAACGTCAAGGGCGAGGTGTACACCGACGAGAAACAGACCACGGTCGACGACGTGACTAACGAGTTCGTCGACCTGCTCGACCTGCTCATTCATGAGCTGGGCATCAACGCCGAGGATTTCGAGGTGTGCGGCAAATTCGTGTGGCTCCACAACACGGACAAGGAGCACAAGGAAGCCTATAAGAAGTACGGCTTCCGCTGGTCGGCGGACAAGAAAAGCTGGTACCGTGCACCGTCCGACTACAAGAAACGCAAGTGGTCGAACAAATGGAGCATGGACAAGATTCGCAGCGTCTACGGCTCCGCTCGACCCGAGCATGACGAGGGCAAGAACCTGCTCACGGCCTAACCGTCTACACGGCGGCGCACATCGCAAGGTGTGCGCCTCTTGTAGCCGATTGAGCTACGGACAACACGACAGAAGGGACAAGGACATGGAATTGTTGAGCGTTCATTCGACAAGGCGTAAGGTCGCTGGCACGTGGATGGGCAAACGCACGGAGCGGCGCGTGTTCATGCACCATGATGGCGTTGAATACGTCTATGCTGGCTCGCTGGCTGGAAACAATGGGGACTACTGGAAGATGATACCGCTGCGTGTATTCATGGACTCTGTTGACGGTGTGCATGAGGTCATATCTAAGGAAGATATGGCAAACTTCGCACGCTATTTCGACCTCCAATACGAACGCCTTTATGGGCATGAGGACAACTTCGACATGGAGCGACTTGTCAGTTTCGGAGACGCGATGATTGACAACTATAGCCCGCTTGTATCCGCATTCAGAGAGTACCGCGAGGACTACCTGTCAAGCGATAGGGAAGTGGCGGCTTTCGTCATGGCAATGCAGGTTTATCTCTACTAGGAGGGCAACATGGACGATATGACGAAGGCGCTCATGAAACACAGCACCGAGACCATCGAGCGCATGGTCATCGACATGCTTGACGGCGCTATCAGAGAGACGTTGAACGTCAAGTACCACGATGAATGGCGTGCCGTCCAAACGGCTTGGCATCTGAAAACTGGGTTCGACCCGCATATTGTCATAAGCGTTCGATAGGAGGGATGACATGGACTTGTTCGGACACAGCACCACGGTCGAGACGTTGCGGATTGACTTCGACCTGCATAGGCTGGCTGGGCTTGCTTTCAAGTACGACAGCGACCTCACATTCGAGGACTACAAGACGGCGCGGACGCTCTACGAGCAGATGTGGCTTGACCTTGCGAACGACCTGCATGACGGGAAGATTGACGCAATCGCATGGGGAGACGGCGTGCATGAATGCGTGCTGGCTAGGAGCCTGCGAGGTCATTGGCTCGAATACCACACGTTCGTGAACGGCGATGCAACATACACGGCATACATCAACAGCGCAAGGGACGTGCTCAACAAGGCGGACGAGGACGGAATCACGGCTCACATCGTGAGGATGGGGAGGTAGGACATGGGTTGGTGCGGCATCTTCAACGACGAGGGCGTTGACGCATGGGGACGGAGCGGAGACGCAGACGATGCGCCTATCGTCTGCAAGTACGAGGACAAGGCGTGGATATGCTACGAGGATGAAGCCTACGACATTCCCGTGGCTGTTGCGGACTGGATTATGAAGGAGGACAAGGATAAGGGCGTTCGATGATACATTCGACCGATTCAGTAATCTTTAGTTGACAGAAGGGACAAGCACATGAACATCGAAACCATCAAGGACAGCATCGAGGAAGCCATCAACGAGCGCCGCATGGAGGTTGCGGATTCGACCATCGACGAGCTGAAGTCGTTCTACGACTACCCCGACGATGGGGACGGCATCATCGACACCCTGCGTGAGACGGCAGACAAGCTTGAGAGCCTCAACGATGTTTGGAGCAGGGCGGAGGACTTCCTTTACGAGCTTGAGGACGCACTGAGTTAGTGCTGCTTGCGCCACATGGAAGTGTGGCGCTTGCAATGCCAACTCGGCAGAGGACAACGGAGGAGGACAGCATGAGCAAGTTCTACGGACAGGTTGGAGACCCCTACGGCAACAGGACGGACGCCACACGTTGCGGACACAAGGGCATCAGGGCAAGCGCACAGAGTTGGGACGGCAGCGTGATTGTCGAGCTTGACTACGGCAGCGACGACGAGCTGCGCGTCACGGTTCGGTGTGCGGACGGCAGCTCCTGCTGCATGGGAGACACCGTCTACCGTGGCACGTTCGACGAGTTCAAGAGCGACCTGCTCACGGCTTACGTCAAGCGCGTCAACGGATAGCGTACACAGGCAGACGAGAAGGGACATGGCATGTACGAGGACAGGCAAGAAGGATTCAGCACCACGTTTTGGATGGACTTCTCCATTGCCGACAGGTTCGGCACGGGAGCGGTACGCGACACGTTCAACAGGGCGTTCGCGGAATGGAAGGACAACTACCTGTACCTGACCGACCTCGTGGCTGTTCTCAACCACAAGATTTGGCAGCACTGGGAGGACGGCAACGAGCCTATGGCGAGGTTGTATGACGAGCTGTGGCGCAAGGCGCAGGGTTACGGATACGACACGTTGAAGGGTGACGAGCTGGTCTACTTCTGGAAGGTGCTCGATTAGCGTATACCCCTCACGGCAGCGCACCCGACAGGGCGCGTTGCTTGAGCGGCATATGCCGACAGACAAGAGAAGGGACAGGGCATGGGTTTCTATTACGGACTCTATGTGTACGACGAGAAGGAAGTACGTGAGACGCTGGCAGAGACGCTGCGTGACGAGAAGCTGCGTGAGCCTACGGACGAGGACGTTGACGCTTGCCTTGAGTACATGTACGACAGGTTCGCGGAGTTGTTCTACGAGTCGATATCAGACTTTGTGGACGAGCATTACGACAGGTTCGAGGAAGGGGAGTAGGGATATGGATTACATGCCGTTCGCTTACGAGGGAGACAACGTTTACTGCATCAAAAGCGTCAAGATTAGGAGCGATGCAAAAATCGAGACGGTATACAAGAAGCTTGCGTTCGAGCTGGTGCGCGAAATAAAGCGAAGGGGCGTGCACGTGAACGACCCGTTCACCATCAGCTATGACTTGCCAAACGTGTGGCGCAATGGCGCGGTTGGAAGCGTTTGGATGACCGCTGGCAACGACTTCTACGAAGTCTATTCGTTTCGTGACGGTGTGCCTTGGCTATAATCAGTCCAACGGAAAGGAGACGAGCATGGAGAAGATTAGCCTTACACCGAGGGCGCTTGTCAC